TGTGACAGCTGCAGTTGCATAAAAAGCAGTCAATGGAGAAAGAACCTTGGTAGCCGTCTTACCAGTCTTTTTAATATCATCTCCCCAAATTTCCAATAATGTCCCTGCTGTTTGAATCGAATTTCCGATATTTTCAAAGCTTTTAGAGGCGCTAATACTTATGTTGCGAAAATGTTTAGATAAGCCACCGACAGAATTAGCGATACCTGATGTACTTTTAATAAAGTCTTTTTCCATGCCACCAGAGACTTTTTTAGTGTCTTTGCCCAATCCCTCTATTTCTTTTTTAACACCCTGGATGGTGGACTTCATGCCGTCAGCTTTTGCGACAAAGGAAGCTTGCAACTCTCTAACAGTTGCCATAAGTTACCTCCTTTCTTCTAATACTTTTTGTTCCTCCAATAATTCATTGGGATCAAAATCCCACTCATAGTCTTTTGTAGATTCTTTTTCCTTTTGATTCGTCTTAGGCATTAACAAACTTTCAAATTCCTTTTTAGCGCGTGCAAATTTAGGATCGGGTTTTCCTTCTTGCGGTTGAGAAAATATATTTGATAGATACTGAATGTACATTTTTGCTTTTTCTTGCTCGGCTTGATTTCTTTCCTCCTCCAGTTCCATGTCCATATACTTAAACAACTCAACCGCGGGACTAGTCACAATCTCTTTTCTGCCGCCTAATTTCTTTGAAAGTTTGAAAATAAAGGCTTCTTCTATGCTTGCTTCTGCACCTGTTGTTCTTTCTTCGGAAAAAGATTCATAACTTTCGTTTGTGCTTTCGTTAATGCCAAAGACTTTTTTGCGCGATTGACCAGTTTTCCAATGTCGTTTACTTGAATAACAGCATCGTAAATATCAAATACATCTTCCGCCTTTTGATTCATCAGCGTTTCGTATTCAATGCCTGATAGAATGGAAAGCAATTCAAATGCTTTGTCCGGTACTTCCATTAGAAGCACGTCCATAGCTCCAGCAGCATTTTTCATGACGACTTTCCCAAAATCCTCGGCATCTTCTTTTTCTTCATTGTCCTGCTGAGCTTCATCGAACATTTCTACAAGCGACGCTTGTAAATGCTGATCTTCACGTGCTAGATCGATAATGCCCTTAATTGTTTTAATGGAATTTGTCACTTGGCGAATGCTTAACTCTTCTACCTCATGCTGTTCTGTCTGTACTGTATTACCTTCTTTGATTTTCAAATTTACTTTCATGAATGATTCCTCCTAGATATTTGGGTATTAAAAAAAGAGCAGGGATTCCCTACTCTTTTTCAATCAGTGCTTTTAATGCAGTTACTTCGTCTTCGGTAAATTGATTTGTTGCATCTTTCCCCGCTGGTCCAGTTTCACCTTTTGGACCTTGCGACCCGTCAGCACCATCTTTGCCGGCTGCACCAGTTGCCCCTTTTGGCCCTTCGACACCATCAATCAATTCTGCAAAATCATCACCCGTTGGTTTCTTTCCTGTTGAAAACTTTTCTTTTAATTCTTCTTTTGTCGCCATGTATTTTCATCTCCTAATTGATAATAAAATTTTTTTCAATTTCAGCATCCCCGATTGAACGGGGATCATTAGGGTGTACCGTCATCACCACCATCTTCTTCCTCTGCATTCGGATCCACACCACCACGATAGAAGAAGTTACCTGGTTTAGATGCGTCAAATCCCTCACGTGGCATCATCGTCAGTTCAATAGAAATACTTCCCTGTTCTTGGTTATACTCACGCTCAAATCCACCGATTGAAGCCATATTGTAAATGTTCCAATCCATGTCTTTAACACTGTCAGGCAATATTCTTGGATGAATCCGTACTTTGCGACCTTTCACTTTTGTCCCAATAGCAGCATCCATTGCTCCAGACTCTCCACCATCGGTATCTGTGATTTCTTCTGTGGAAGCAAGAGCGAGTTGCAAAATATTCACGTCTTCTTGACCTGCTACAATAGTAAGCGTACCTTCCCAACCGGATAAACGTCGTTCTACGATTGTTTCTCCAAAGTCCTCAAATTGGAATTCTGTGTATTGAGGTTCCAAAGATAAAGATCCACCCTCTGCTTGCAAATAATCTTTACCATCAAAATTAATTGCGTCTTTTCCTTCGCCAACTTCAATGTCGGCTACACCAAAAATGTACTCTTTATTTTCAGCCATTGTATTTTTCCTCCTTCAAAGTAACGTCAAAATTGACGCTGTATTCCATAATTCCGTCATTGTCACCAATGCGTAGAGGATCACTTGCAGCCACAACAAAAAGGACAAGATAATGTTTGGTTAACACTACTTGTCCATCTTTTTCATAGTCTACAGTGACCTTGAAATTGCTTTTCTTGTGCAGTTTCATATATGCCATTTCGGCAGCCAGTTTCGCAAAATCCCAGTCTGATGATCGAATCCAGACTTGATAACCAGGATAACGATATTCTGTATCATAACGATCGGGTTGACCGCTTGAAGTTGCATAAACAGTACCTGTATTGTCATCTGCTAAATAATAATCCTCCGTCCATGTTAGACCAGGAATTACCGCTTGTAGTTCTTCTCTGAGATATCCTTGTATCATTTCCCTATCTCCAATATTCGTTCTAATGCACGAGCATTCATTTTATCGTAATCAGACTCAATGGCCTTGATTGCATTTTCCATATACTTACGACCAGGACGATAACCGCGCCACATTGGTTTATTCCAGGTACCGCGTCCACGCCCAGCTACATAATAGTTAGGCCATTTCTTGCCTTCTTTGTACTTGTGATGGACACCCATGCGATAAGGTTCTTCGTGACGGCGCAATGCATAATCAAGATTGGTTCCGCCTTTTACTTCGATTATGCTTCCATAACTTTTCGCTTTATCAAAGCTGATTGAATCCTCAAGCGTCCCCTCATCATGGTGTACTAATGCTTTTGTTCCTTCCTCAGCCAACATACCAAACTTGGTCATTTCCTCCATGACGATGTTTTCAGCTTCTTCACTCATGTTTTCAAGCATCTGGTGAAATTCGTCCAAACCTTCCCACTCAATGCTAAACACATCATTTTTAGCCATCGACAAACACCGTCCTATAGTAGACTTTGCTACCAGCTAGATTAGTAGATTCTTCCTTTGCAACAATGGTTCCACTGCCTTTATCCCCACCCATTGCCACGTAATCTATTTCAGTTCCTTGGCTAGGATTGAAGTCCCGTGGCAGATCGATTTCGAGACTGGTTCGACGTTCTTGACCATTAGCGTCACGTATTAATTGCGATTTAAATTGAACGCGCGCTTTCGATTCGATTGCTTTTGTTTTCGGTCTACCATACTTGTCTATTATCGGCTTCCCGTTATTATCCAAGTAAGGCACGTTTGCGTTTACTTTCTGTTTCATAGGTGGCTTCATATTAAACGACCCACTTTCGCCTTAGGAATATATCCTAATAGCTTCAGAACGGCAGGAGAAATGTCCGTTCCGTCAAATGTTACAGAAACACCCTTCACGCTGTAGGATTTCACGCCATGTCGCTTTAACTTGGCGTATTCTTCTTCCTCCCCCTCAAGCATGTACAAAACTTGTAGAGCGACCGCACGATCAGTGATAGTTTCCACCTTGAAGTTATCCTTTAGTAGCTCATAAGCTTCAAATATAATTTTGTCTTGGTCTGCATTGATCAACTCTTTATATAGCTCATTGTCATACAGGCGTTCCAGATAACTTTTAATATCCTCATTGGTCATCGTTTATCACCAACTATCTAATTGTGAAATTCTTTCCGATTTCCGCCTGCCCAATTGGCGGTTCATTAGGGTGTGGCATCACCAACATTCATGATTACGATAGACTGCGGACGTTGCAATGCAGGGAATAACGCTTTACCTACAATTACTGTTTGACTTGGTGGGTTATTGGTGATCTCCGGAACAACAAACTTCCCTGGATTATAGGAGTTTTCAACTGTAGGACCGGAAAATGTCTTTCCTAAATCATTGCCAAGAAGCACTACTTTGTTATCCTCAAGCAATTGCACCTCTTCATCATTTACCACAATTACATCATCGTTCACTTGGTAAGGTGGCAATCCTAATGCAGTAAGCGCATTTTGTACATCTGATTTGGTTAATAAGCGACCACCATTATTAGTTCCGTATACTTGTACGCGAATCTGATCATTCTGAAGCAACAAAGCTTCTGTTGCAGACGTGATATGCATCACTGCTGGCTTACGACGTTGGTTGTTCTTTTGATACTGTTTAACAGCAGCCTGAATATCTTCTAACGGATTTGCACTAGCCTCATCCCAAGAAGTAGTAACATTGATCTTGTTATCATTCGGAATGTCAAAATCAACATCAATGTGGATGTCGTTCTCATCGTCATCGTATTTTAACCCGCCTGTATAAATGGCTTGTGCACGCATGTACTCCTCGATGTCGTCAACGCCTTGTGATAGTTCATCAGTAGTTGTATAAACATACTCAATAACTTGCGCACGCTCTTGATCTGAACGTGGACGGTTAAATGCTAATAGTTCCTTTTCATCCAATCGCACACCATGTTGCACCTTAGCAACTTCAGCAAATGCCTTTTCAATTTCCTTTTTATCACGAAGGGGCGCTGAAGCATTCCAACCTGTGATCGATGCCGATGTGCTGTAGCGACCATTTATAACATTAAAAGCAAAGTTAATGTCGGACGTTGTTTCCTCTGGCATAACAGATCTCAATAAATACTCTCGTTGTGGTGGCACATTCTCAATATATCCTTGCAATTGGTCTCGTTGAAATTCATCTAAATGTAATGGCATAAATTATTCCTCCCTCTATTCCTTACGCATCAAAGCGTAGGTATCCTTTCACTTCTTCTTTAAAACCATCTGTAACACCCGTGCATTTGCTTTCCAGTGGATGTCCGGAGATAAGAACACCAACAACTGGATTAGAACCACTAACAAGCTTCACATCGTGAGAAGTTAATCCAGCACCCTCACGAACAGCGTCTGATTCTTCTTCTTCTCCACCATCGGATGGGTCCTTCCATGGAATGTAAAGACCTTCCTCACCTAAATAAACGGCTGTACCAGCTTTTACATATCCATTTTCTGTTACATCGGAAAATGCATCTGCATCTAACGTTGCGCCACCTGTTTTAAATTCCATTCCTACTGAGTTACGCAGGAACTCCTTCTGACCTACAATTCGTTGTTTTGTCGGCTGTAAATTCATAATTAATCTTCCTCCTTTTTATGTCGCTCCATTGCTTTTTGACGACCCGCTTCTTTCGGATCAACTTTCTTTTTCTTGTTGCTCTTTTGTCGGGCACCAGGAACGAAAGATGATTTCCTTTTCTTTCTTGGTGGCTCTTCTTCCTCTTCGTCGTCATCTACAGCACCAAAATACTCCGGGAATTCCTCTTCCAATTCCTCGAACAATTCATCAAGGTTTTCAGCTTCGCCATCGTCATCCAATTCAATGTCATCCACGTTGATCAGACGTGATAATAGTTTTGGATTGACTTGGTTATCTACCGCATACTCCTTGACCATTGCGCGTTTTTCCTTACGTTCGGCACGTTCGATGCGCTTTTCCTTCTCACTTAGTTGTGTCCTAAGTGATTCCAATTCGTCATCATCTGAATCGTCTTCTTGTTTGTCTTTTTTCTTGCCAGCCTGTTCTTTGAGTCGGCGATACTCTTCCGGATCAACATCCTCGTATTTTTTCATACGCTTCTTGAGTTGGTCCTTCAACTTCTTTTGATACTGCTTTTTGAAATCTTTATCTTTCAGCAATTCATCGAGATTAGGAACGCCATCTTCATCGTCCGCATCTTCATCAGAACCATCGTCGCCATCATCTGCATCATCGTCATCGGAGCTATCACCTTCGTCAGCAAAGAACTGCAGATTTAACTTCAGTGGTTCAACCTCTTTCTTTATCGTAGAAAGGTCACGCTCAAATAATGAGATAAACCATGTAATTAATTGTTTTAACATATCTATTTCCTTCCTCTGCTTAGGTGCAGGAGCCATTACTCATGTTGTTCTTTAATGCCTGCAGTCATGGAAAAAGGCATAATAAAAGCACCTAACGCTTGTCTGCTAGGTGCATGTTAATCATTTTTATTGGATAACAGTTCTTTTGTTGTACTACTTCCTAAGACCGGAGCTCCTTTTGGTAATTGAGGATACACCGCCTTTTCTTCTTCCGCCGGATACGTCAAACTAACATTAAACCCAACGGAGCCATCATCGTACTTCGTATTTTCGATCTGCACGATTTCCAATTCTTCCGGGTCAACCTTCTGCAACAATTCAATGGCTTGTTTTAATAGTAATTCGTTTTTCATTATGTTTGCCTCCCTTTAATCTAGTCAGTAGGTTCAGTATAAAAAGGTTCTTTTTCCTTTTCCGCATCCACGATCAAGCTTAGTTCAATGTTATTCCAATATCTTTCGCCATGAAAATCACCTTGCCCTGATTCTTGAAAGGATTTACGCGCTAACTTCAAAGCTTCTTCTTCGTTATTCGCCCAAACTAAACACCTGACATAGCTGTATCCTGTAAAACCATTGGTAGCTTCATAAAGCTTCATTACTTAGCCGCCTTTCTTCTATTGGTAGTCCTGCTAACAGCCCTTAAGTTGCTTTTCTTATTACTACCGCCCTTGGATAAAGGCTTCTTGTGGTCAACCTCACGCTTATCGCCTTTCTTCAATCCCATTGTGCTTCTAGCCTTATTCCGTTTAGCGCGATTTTTAACTTGAGCAGGCTTACCGTGATAATCGCGGTACTCTTTCTTGTAATCTCGTTTCTTCGCCATCCCAACCACCCCCCATTATTTAATAGATTTCAATGCATCTTGGTAGTCTTGAATCAATGTATTGTAGTTCTCGCTGTTTGCTCGTTTCATGCGTTTAAATGCACCTAAATTAGCAGGGGCATCATCGCCAAGCACACCTTTTATGTCGGCATAACGCTTCTTCTCGTAATTGTTGATACGATTTAAACGTTGTTGTTCTGCATAGGCTTTTTGTTGTGAAATGCTTCGAGTATCTTTGTTCGGATCGAACATTTTTGCCTTTTTAATCTCTTTATCAATTTCCTTATCATTCTTGTATGCAATAACGTATACAGATGCAGAACAATTGCAATTCGGATGATAAGGAGGTAGGTTCCCTTCTGCAGGCGGAAAACGTTTATCTTCTCCACTCAAACTAAAAACCATCCCTCTATAGGCATGGCATTCATGACAAGTCGGTGTATTACCACTTATTTTCACAAGATCCTCCCCGTTTTCTTTATACCGATTAATTGCACCATCAATATTAGCCTTCTTTAAATTAGTCCTTGTAACCACCTGGCTATAAAAGTCCAAGGGTAACCTCTTGCCATCTACAGTTGTGAATGCAGTCATACCTTCCTTGGCAAAGCTTTCAGCCACACGCTGGGTAGTAACCTGCCTAGCCTTTCCCTGGATAATGCCTTTCTGCAAATCGTTTTTAACCGCAGACAATGCTGTTTCAATACTTGCATTTGCATTACGCTTTGCAGTCCGTATGGCCGCCCTCAAATCAAGCATGCTGTTATCGGTTATTTCTGCTATAGCTTCCATGTGGACGTGGTTATCAAATGCGCTTCTGACCTTTCCGCTACTGGATATACTTGCAGCAAGTCCACCTTTCGGATCAATGCCAGCCTTATCCAATGCCTTTGTAGCTTCATCAACGCCACCAAAATAAGACACGAGCGTTTCTTTCGGGATAACATCCTCTACAGTCACATCAAGCCGGCTGAACATCTCATTGATCACACTGAGTGTCTGTTGTGCCACTTCATCATCAGCAAGGTTCTGATTGATAAGCAGGTCTAGGATTTCATGCTTCATGGCTGAGATGACTTCAAGTAGTTGTTTTTGGTTCATAGGATCACCCTACTTCTTCTGTACAGCCTTTACATTATGAAGTGCCTTATCTAGTCTTTGAAGGCTTTCCCGAACATCCTCTATACACTTATCCACTTCATCAATGCCAGTCACTTCAAATTCAGTTGTTAGTTCTGCTATTTTACTTACCATCACTCATCATCCTCCTCTATTGGATTGCCATCCTTATCCTTATTGCCCATAAATTGCTGCAGGCTTTGCCTTCCTGCCATTAACGAAAAACTATCATCATTTGAACGTTCAGCCTCGACACGGTAAAGTTCCTCCTGTACCCATTCCTCGCTAGCATTAGGGTTGTTCCGCCGAATGGTCGTTTCAAGAGATTGCGTTTTAGATGTGTAAGCCAGATTGTTTTCCTCAATCAATTCCTTGCGACTAATCGGGATCATGGATTTAAGTATGATCTCTGGTTCTTCAATGATCACGGCATCATCATTGTAATTGGAGAGCCATAGCGCACTCTCAATTAGTTGCTGCAGGAAATAGATATATTCAGACTGGATCTGCTCAGCTTTGATCAGTGAAGTAAACAAGTCATAAAACTTCGCTACACCAGATTGAGCACCAGTTGAAGTATTCTCCATATAGAAATCGACTACTTTTTCAGATGTCTTTGTTTCCATGAGCATGAGCTTCATTAGATCTTTAACCCACTGTATATCGCCAATCTTGGTAATATCTATCTGAATAACTTCTATAGCGTTGCCGTGTTCATCCATCTCAGTCACTTCTAAATCACGGTGATCTATTTTGTTTTCATCGCCATATCGCTCTTGAGCTTTGTCCATTAGTGCCTGCATAACTTCTTTACTTACAGCTAAACGCGGCTTCCCGTTACGCTCAAACGTGATCGCATTTCTTGTGAGCGTCCAGTTAACCTCATCTTGCTTGCCGTCCTGCCCCTTGAGACATGAAGTACCCAACGGATTCATGAATGTTTTTTCATTCGGCCAGTAAATAATAAAAGGCCTACCCCGACCGGAATAAACCTTTTCCAATTCTTTCATGCCAAGAAGCTCTTTCGCTTCATCGTCGAGAACCTCTTCTGTTTTCTTTTGCTCATTCAATTTATAAAGCATGTGGCTTGTGTATAGGTCGCCATCGAATACCTGCTCACGATAAACATGCAAATACTCCTGTTCGTCTATTTCAATCTCATAAGCAAGGTCTGCCCCCATTCCATCTTCATGCGGGTAATAAACATCACGGGCTTTAAATTCCAGGCGCAGTCCTCGTTCATCTAGCCAAGGAACACCCACAAGCCCACCATCTACCTGCTGTTGCAGTATATTTCCCCAATGTTCAAATGCTAGGTTGCTATTCTTTTGTATCTGATCAATAACTTCTTGCTGTACATGGATAATCTTGCTCACTTCATCCCGTGGTTCGTCCACTATCTCATCAGTATCAGCATTGATATTATCTGCCTGGAAATCATCCGGGGACAAAGAGGACTGTATATTGCCAATAGAACGGCTTACAAGCATGGCGGGTATCTCAGGTATCAACTTACATATATTCGCTACAATGTACGGCGTTTGCACATTTTGAGCCTGTTGTTGACCGTACATAATATTGTCGGTTATCTCGCCTTTGTCAATAAGGTTTTTAGCCCGAGGAAATATCTCGGCATGCTTTCCCTCGTATAAATTACGGTAATAAAAAATGCTCCCGTGCACCTTCTCAATCACGGAAGCATCGAACTTCGTCCAGTTTGGCATGTATTCACCTTCTTTCTACCATACGTTAGTGCTGCTCACTCTAGCTTTAGGAGCGAATAAAATCGTTTGTATGAAATATCTGTCCGCATCAAGCGCGTGATCAAACTGTTTTACAGGCTTATCTTCTCCCCGATCTGATGCCTTTTTATCCCATACATAGGATGAAAACTCCCTAAACGTCTCAATGCAGCAATCATTAAATAAAATCATTTTCTCACTCAATGCTGTTTGCATGTTTCTAATGCCATCCAGCACCTCGTTTTTAGCTTTTGTTACATTAAATCTATCTTTCTTTAATTGAGCAATAAAACTAGATGCAGATGGATCCACAATAACCGACTTAACTCTAATGCCTTTTGTAAATTCCTTTAAATCCTTGCTGTATTCCACATCTGTTTTCTGCTTACCGGAGTTTCTTCCATCGTGAAAATACTCTTTTACCTTGTACCAAGTATCACGATGTTTTCCCCACAAGCTGAATGTGGTCGGGTTCTGCGTACCATAGTCAATAGAGACATAGTATTCGGAGTATCTTCTTTCCTCTGTAGGAACAACATGATCGTCATGATTAAATGCATCATAAATAACACCTTCAGCAAGCACCCATAGACCTAATATGAATCGCTTGTAGAAAACGCCTGTAAACATCCTTTTATAACGATTAATAACCCTTGCGGATAATGAAGGGTTGTCTTCCATTGTGAAATGGAGTCTTATAAGGTTCTTTTCTTCGAGATTATCGATGTAATTCTCTTTAAACCAATGATATGGGCTTGCCGGGTTGCAGTTGTACCAGTATTTAGAACCATCAATAGAACAACGCGCTTCTGCCTGACTTACGAATGATTCTGGCATCAAAGCAACTTCATCAAAAAACATGCCTGCTAACGTGATCCCCTGTATTAAATCCTGGGAACTTTCATCTTTACCACCAAAAATATAAAAGTAATTCGTTTTGCCCCGAAAAGAGACAGTTAAATAGTTGTCGGCTCGATGATCTTTAACGCTATATCCTCTCGATTTAAGCATTCTCTTTAATGGACGTATAACGTTACGACGAAATGAACCAATTGTCTTCCCGGCCATGCCGAAGTTTTCATCCTCAAAGTCATCCATTGCCCACATTACATAAGATAAAGACATAACAACCGTTTTTCCTGCACGAACGGATCCATCGCACACTATGCCGTCTTTTTCTTTTACAGGTGATTTAGGATGCCACCAGGTTAATATTTTCTTTTGCTTTTTAGAGAATGGTTGGAATTTAAATAGCGCTGGTTTAAGCTTCCTCGGTGCTTCCATCGTCGTCATCATCCCACACCTCCACCGCATCTCCCAGCGCTTCTATAAATCCATCATCTTCATATTCGTCAATCGTTTCACCGGATAACCTGGTTATTTCTACTTTTGTCTTTTCAACATTGGCCTGCATTTGTTCAAGTTTAATCCTGCGCTCATCGTATTCATGAGCCATATCATTGAACTGTTTAATTAATGAACGGAGCTCCGACATTGCCCGGGACTGTGCATTCATAAATGTTGCATGTTTATCCCAAGCAAACTGAATTTCGTACTCTTTCATTGAGCCGAAGTCGCTTTTTTGCTTTTTCTTTAATTCATTCGTCATATCGTACTGATCTTCTACATACATGATCTGTTGCGCTCTTATAATGGCAGCGTATTGTATCTGTATCTGATCCCATATCAAGTCTGCCGGATCGCTCTTATCAAGCATGCCCATTATTTCTAATGTTTCTTGCGGGATGTACTTGCTAAACAGTCCGTGCTTCTTCGCAGCTGAGTTTCGTTTCGTAAACTGCTTGACCGGATTAGGGTTCCCAGCACCTTTTCTACTCCCTTCTTTATAGCGTTGCTTTTTCGGGGTTGCAACCTCACTTGAATTGGCTGCATCCTTTTTATGTGCATCTCTCGACCATTCTTCACGACTCTTTCTACTCTTTAAAGTACCTAATTTAACACCATGCTTTTCAGCTAATGTCTTTAATGTAATCTTGGATGTTTCCCACTCATTTCTAATGTTCTCCCACTTTGCCACGTTACATGCCACCACCAACCTTATGCTAAACGCTTATTTTAGATATAAAAAAAGCACCTCGATGGGCGCTTAATTGCTTTTGTTTAACCTCAAACAATGATCGCATATAAATCCATAATCATTATCGTGCAACCTTACTAACATGTCTCTTGCGTCCCAACACGTTGAACAAAATGGCCCATCTGCTACATCATCATTATCTAAGTAATATGCATTGTTCTTAAAAGTTAGCTTTTTCTGTAAATCTGGAACCTTTTTCAGTTCTCTAATCTCGTTTTTTAATTCATGATTTTCCTCTACTAAATCCAAGGCTTCTTTTTGCAAATCTAATATTTGTCTATACAATTCAATGTTATCCGCTTTTCTTACAACGTCAGCAACTTCTTTTATACCTTTAATAATATCCATAAAAATCCCCCCTTGCCTACATCATACGACAAAAGAGGACTATTTTCCTGCTTCATTTACAATAATTAACAGAAGCACCCCTCCATATCTACTAATATTCCAAGTGGAACTTAGAACTTCGATATGAACAAGTGCTTTTCACCCGAAAGGGTGGATCGGCCGGAGGACTTTACCTCGCCGACCTCACCTTCCATTCTACACTATGCATTTTTATCCTGTCATTGTTTGTTCATACTGTTCAAAGTGTAACATTTTGCCAATTATGCTGTCTTTTATTCTATAAATATGTGTCCTGGAAAGCCCCATATGCTTAGTGATTGCAACCATGCTTAATCCATCCAACATGCATTCAAGCACAGCCTTTTCCCGCTCATCCTGTATAATGCACATACGCTCTTGAATGTAGAGCACCTTATCCTCTAATTTGAGAACCCACTTACTAGCTTTATCTCTCCTAATAACCTCTAAAGCCACCGGGTCGCTAGTACCCCCTTGTGCTTTTGGCATGGTCGATTCTATTCCGCCTTGGGCAACCAGGTTCCCACCTTCATACCCCATTAACTGACGCTGTCTTTTGATCTCGTTTATCATCCAATTGTAATCCCTTAGCGCGCTTTCGATCTGTTTTTCGTTCATACAGCTCCACTCCCTCAAGTAGATGTTTGTAATATTTGCTAGGTTCCACGGGACTAATTGCTCCCGTTCGCTTGTCTTTTCTGTATTCGCTGATCTTCCACTTGTACATGTTTTCCTCCCTCAATATAAAAAGGACACCAAACAACGCTTATTGCGTCATTCAGTGTCCTCCAGTTGGCTGGTAGAACTTTAAATTAATTTCAGTTTGTAATTTTATGACTCTCTATCACAACAGCTCTTTCAACTATCCGAAAAACAATTTCAGAAGCATAATAGTTATGACTTTGGGTTGTATAATACAACCATACTTTTATTTGATCATTATCTTTAAAGTCGCCTAGAAATTGCATTTTTAATTCATCTTCGTTCGGCCTCTTTTTTTCAAAAGCATCAATTGAACCTTCATATGCAATATTCGAAATAGAAATTGTTTTACTGTTTCTATTGATTAGGTTTACTCTTACAGTATCACTAGACAATATAAGAGTTTGCACCTCGAAAACTGGTAAGTGGCTCTTTTCGCTCTCTTCCTTTTGTTCTTTATACATTTTCAAATTTAATTCCGTTGCTCTTTTAGAAACCTTGGTTGCTCTCCAAGCAATAATAACTGATACTAACGTAATTATTGGAGTCAGTATTGATACGATAAAAGTTGCCCAATCCATCCAGTCTTTCTCTTGGTAAAGCGACAAGACTTCTAATAGTTCCTGCTGGGTCAAAATTCCTCCCCCTCTTCCCTCCGCATTCGTTTCACCTTCCCTTGATGTGTAACAATTTTGTATTCCCCGAATGGCGGCAGCTCCCTCAATTTAGCTTTACCATCGCAAATAACTATCACACAACTGGAAGGTATATCCATCATATCAAATTCTAGTCTGTTATTACTAGTAGGCTCTATATCTTGTGTGTTCATTGAAAATCCCCTCCTGTATATGTTTAGATTTATCATTATTCAGGAAAAGTCCTGATCTTTTTTCCCTAGCTTCTCTGTATAAATTCCCTCATTTTATCAGGGCAAAAGTATGGCTCAAATGCTTTCCTGAAACATTCATCAATCGGCATATCGCCAAACGTTTCCTTACCCAATTTTAAATGGCTCTTTCTTTTTTTCTTATGTGTTGCTTTGTCTTGCTTCATTGCTCGATCACTCCTAAAATTCATTCTTCAACTTCTTTGAAATCTACTTCAATGGTTTCTGTAGAACCATCAAATGTATTTGCAACCACTTCTTTTAACGCATTTTTACTATGCTCTAATAAGGCCGGTGAGCTTAACAATTCTCTAAATGCCTCGTATTTTTCCTCTGACATATCTTCCGTTAGTGTAATGATAGTTTGTGCTTTCATTCCTCCGCCTCCCTATGCATCAAATTCTGGTTGAGATGCCATATCTGATCCTGCATTGTTGCATTATCTTCCTGGAGCAAGTAATTCTTAAATTCCTGCCGTTCCAGTTCATCCAGTGCTTTTTCATATTTTGCTTGTGTGTCCTCATACGATTTGTAATTGATTACCGTTGTAACTCCAAGCCCGATTGTAAGCAATACAAGTAGTATTAAACCCGTCATTCGCAAGCTATCCCCTCCCGCATTATTTCTTTTATCATCACTTCCACCCGTGGGTTATCTGAATAATATTTGCTGGCGCTTAGATCCACAATTTGACTATCATCCTTGTAAATGATCCCGTTCAAAGAATCCAGTATGCTCTTTGAATAGTTATCAATATCAGCCTTTACAACAGGACACTTAATTCCTGCATTAAAGAGTTCCCTATTCTTCTTTGTTGTTGACTTGGGTATTTGTCTATAAATCTTCAAATGAACGTGTAGTGCTCCTGTATATAACTTTTTAGGTGCATGTTGTTTAGCGATTAAAGCAACGTACTGTTTATACTCACGTGATTCTTTTGGATCGTACATTACTAGTTTTCCATTTCTTCTCGATGCCCTCGGTCGGCCCTGCGGAATGCACGGACCGGGAATAATAAAGTCTAAATACATTCACATCACCTTCTTTTGATAAACAGCTTCATAGTAGTTGTTTACATCTGTGTTTTGATATTCATACCGGTTGTAACTATCTTTAGAGAAATGCTTGAAATAACTGTCTGATTTCTGTATAGGCTTTATGCATTCCCAGCCCGCCTGTTCTTTTTCTTGGCACATTTTGATCAGCTTGTGAATGCTTTTATGCCGTAGTCTGCTAACTGGTTTGAACATAAAATCACCCCTTAACCAATTTTAATTTGCTATCTTTCCGTTTTTTATCTGCCAAATACTCCTTGTTAGGTTCGATTATCTGCGTAATGTAAAATCGAATCGGCACAAGTACAGACATGTCGTTCGACCACTCAGGTATACCAACCGATATTATATAAATCAGACAACGACCAAGTTTGGGTTGAATAACGTTTCTATTGCTATTCGGCTTCGGAAAGTCCTCGGCATACTTCACTTTCTGCTTTACTCTATATACCTTTCCATCAATGCTTATCGACATTGGCGCTCACTCCAGTTGAACCGTAACCATTAGTACCTCTTTCGGAATTTGATAACTTGTCTACTTCTTCAAACGTGGTATGCACTACCGGAACTAATACACCTTGTGCTATGCGATCACCTTTGCGGATTAGGTAAGAATCTAATGCTATATCTTCTTTCCAGTCGATTATTTCTCCATCCAACGTACTCACGGTTGGCAATACTGTTAATCCCCCAGTAGACCAATTCCAAGGTTCATCTAATATATGGTCCACAATTACACCAACTTCACCACGATAATTAGAATCGACTGTTCCTAATTGCACTCTCAACTTAGTTCTTAGAGTAACTCCTGAACGCGGTCTAACCTGTATTTCATAACCTTTAGGGATATCAAACGCCAATCCTGTTTTAATGAGTTTGGTTTCCCCAGGCTCAATAATCGTTTCTTGAACAGCCACAAGGTCAAATCCGCTATCGCCTTCCTTTGCATATCTAGGAAGCACTGCATCTTTGTGTACTCGTTTTACTTTCATCTATTAGCCCTCCCATTCAGCATGAAGTTAATCTGCTGTAATATCCGTTCCGCAGCTGCCTGATCTGCGTGGTTAAATGCTTCACGTACTTTAGTAATTAGTTTTGATAGGTTCATAGTGTTATCTCCAGACAATATAATACTTTCCTTTAGGCTGACTTTCGTATGTTTTCACCACAGTTATATAATCCCCATCTACAGTGCGTTCTTTGATTTCTTTAACGTAGATTTTCACTGGATTACCTCCTACAATGAATTCAAACTTTTAACCCTGTGCTGACTTACAACCTCGCCATTCTTCAACTCAACCTGCATTATGTCTCCGGTATCTAACCCATTTGGAGATTCAACAATAATAAAATCTGTATAATCGTTAGGATGCACGCAGACATACTCGGAATGATCATTGCTTACCTGTTCAAACCCGTATCCTGCTAATGGTATTACTTCACATTGGAATGTTTCCGCATCGCTTCCTGCGAATGTAGAACTTAACCCAAGTGCTAACACTAGTTTTATTAACATTCATTCTCACTCCCATCATCTAAAACCACAGCAGTTATAGCCTTTTCAGGACATTTCCTGCTTGCTAATCTCCCTTTAGCTGTAGGTGTTACAAGCCAATATACATACTTTGCTGTAACTCCTAGCATTTCAGCACATTCTCTTGCTGTTCCAATACATAAATTTTCTTCACCTTTATAAACGGCATATTCCTTTAATCTCAACCCAATTCCTCCCCCTATTCCGCCAAACGGATACTGATTGGATCCTGTTTGTCCCGATGTTCAATTAATATCTTCCTGGCTTCGAACCAAGAGCAATTAAATGTACTCTGAACAGACTTAACATACTTGCTCCAGCGTTCCTGTACCTTTTTAAATTCCTTTGACTTAACACTTTTGTTAGTTTCTAATGGTGAAATAACGTCATCTGGGATGATTGTTTCGCTCGTTTCTGTTTCCGTAAAAAGTGATAATTGGTCCATCAAAACCACCCACTTTCCGGATTACCGGCTTCTATTTGCATGTACCGGATCCGGGCCAGGATGTATGCCAGTTCTCTCCCGGTTTTGCCTTCGGTGTCATAATAATTTAACTCGTGAAGTTGTTCCGTGATGTGATTAATCATGAGTTGTTCTTGCGTATCGACTACTTTCATGAGATCACGTCCTATAATTTTTGTAAGTTTTACCTTCTTTTCGTCTCCGGTTCATGTACATACCGATGTCCATCAATCTCTATTACGGTAGGTTTGCCTTTTTTCATTTTTTTCACTTCTACAGCGGCGTTCAGCCGATCATATTTTGCAATTTGCTTTGGCCTCTGCACCCGGTATGCAATTGGCTTGATATTCGCTCCTATTTTCGCCTGGTGCAACAAAGCAAGAACGACTTCGTAGGGATCCCGATTCGTTTCTTTCGCTATGTCTTCAAAATCCATGCCGTCGTTATGTAGATTCGTGATGTGTTTTAATTCGCTTTTCGACACCTGGAAATTTAAATCGTCTAGCAGAATGACATAGTCTCTTGCACGTTCCGGTTTCATGCCAGCCTCTTCCTTTTGCTTAAATAGATTCGTGTCTGCTCCGCATTGGGAACTGCTTTATCCCCAACAGCACTTATTTTGTTGTCGCGCATCCAGTCCATATACTTTGTTGCCGTCTGTTCATCCGTATCTTTTGGATCAAATGCCATTACTGATTTCATACCTTGAAACATTTGCTCTCATCTCCGTTCTTCATTTGTACAATATATTGTGTTATAATTTAGTACAAGCACAAATTATAGTGGTTTCAATTTATAATACTGAGGTGGTTAAATGGCTAGAAAAAGAGTTTCAACAATTTTAGAAAGTGACACAGGTCGTAATCTTAAGTTTCGTGATAATTACCAAAAGAAGACCATGACTAACAATCAGTTTGTTAAAGAAATTAAAGCTGGTAATTATCCAAAACATCACGTTAGAGTTATTGATGGCGTTGCTACGCCCGTATCAAATCCTGATGGATCAAAAAATAATAATCTAGACTAATAGTCAAAAGGAACCACTATAACTTTTGTGCCATTTTCAGCTATAATGTCTCTTGATGTGATGGAAGCAATTAAATAATCGTCATCAGTAGTGACTACAATTGAATCGAAATACTGACCATTCATCACAATCGGTTTCGGTTTTAAACAAAGTTCATAATCAAAACCTTTATTTGCAGCTTCTTTCTTCAAACCATCAAGTACTTTTCCTCCAACTCCTTTATTTTTGAACACTTCCTGTATATGTGATCGGGTTATGCCTAAGCTCTTTGCCATATCTGATTTGGATACATAATTTTCTTTTAAAACATCTTGCATATAACCTAGATCAAGTTTCTGACGCATATTTACCCATCCCTTTCCATCACTTCATCAATAGTTACCTGATTCTTTTCAAATTCCTCATCCGCCAGCGCTGTTAAGTGCTTTTCATAGCAGACCGGACCATAACCGCGCTCCATACTTATTACATCTGTCAATTCACGGCCACAACGGCCGCATTTTGCTGTATCGGAGAAAACTTCATTGTCCATTAGTCCAGCCCCTCCAATCTATGATCCTTGCCTTCCATTTTGATAACCTTCGCATTGTTCATTAGTCGGGATAGGATTCGCTTCGACATCATGCCGTATTTTTGATTAAGGTATTTCGCCGTGAAATTCGTTGTGTAAATATTCTTCATGCTTTGTCGAGCATTAACAATTTGAAAAAGTATATCTGCAGCCCAGCTTTCAAACCCGCTGGCATCAGGCTTTACGTATTCAGCGCCAATGTCGTCCAACACAAGAAGTTCGCAGTCTTTAATCAGTTGCATTATTTTATCTTGAGTCATATCGCTGTGACCGCTGTATGTGTTCCGGATGCTCGCTAATAGTGATGGCAAATCAATAAAAACCGCTGAATGACCGTTATCTTTAAATCGCTTATAAGTAGCCATAGAAAGATGAGTCTTGCCGAGACCAGTATCTCCCTGGAAAAACATCGTTGTTTTCTCGTGTTCACCTGAAACAAATTGGTTTATTGTTTCTACCGCATCTGTCTGACTTTCGTTTTTTGGCACGTAGTTATCTAATGACGCGTGTACCAGTTCAACCGGAAGAATGGAAAATCTATCGAACTTTATATACTTTCTTTCCTCGCGCCGTTCCATGATTTGCCTGACCATTTCCGCTTCTTCTTTGTTCTTTTTACATGTCGGGCAGACATCATCGTCAATATTTGCTTTAAACTCTCCGTTTCCGTACAGATCATAGTTTTCAAATTGCTCACCACACTCGGAACAAATTGCAGTTATAATATTCCGTTTCTCCCATCCAGCAAAAATTTCTTTTATTGCACTTGTAGCTTTCATGCGATAACCTCCTAGAATAAATTCTCAAACTGTTCATCCGCGGGAACTTCAAATCTTCCGCCATTAATTACTTTCAAAGGTTTGTTTGTCTCGTCTTTCATTTCTAGTTGTAATCTATCAAACTGCTTTCTTAGCTTGTCCGCAGATAGAACATTCTTGTACCAAAAATGATGCGACTGACTCCATAAGATGATGTCCTGAATGTCTTTACCTGACCGCTTCTCTTTAGGTCGTTCCATCATCAACCTAAATGTATTAGCCCATGACTCAAGATTGGGTTCTCGTGCAGATGGGTTATTCTCTTTAATCTTCTTGAATAATAGTTCTGCTAGTTTCATATGGTGGGTTTCAAATTTTAATTTGGAACGTAATGTATTTATATCTTTATTATCATTCTTAGCATTATTACCATTCTTATTATTGTCCCATCGCTGTCCCACAGCTGTCTCATTGCCGTCCCATTGCTGACCCATTGACTGCTTTTTGTAGTGGTCAAAACCTTGATACTTCGCATAGTTAACGACTGTGAAGAGCGTCCCATATTCTGTTGATTTGGTTGTTATTCTGCCTTCTTTTTCAAGTGATTTAATCTTCCTTCTCAAGGTCTCTAATGGAGGCTTTTTAACCGCGTTGCCTCGCCCTTCTTTGTAAGACAAATCGCTTTGTAGGTTCCGCAATGATCGCAGGTACTGTCCCCTCTCAAGATGAATACCAGCCTGGTCAATTCCTTCTTGAGAAAAGACCGCCTTCCCAAGAATGTAAAAGAAAATCCTAAACTTCACGATGTCCGACCATATCTCGTTTTCGAATATCTCTCTACTCACTTGGAAAGCACCTTTGGTCATTTTCTAAAACTCCTTTATCTATTAATCTCGCAAAAAGCAAATCTTTCTTTAAAGTTATTTTTCTAAGCAATATATACGGCTTTTCCGGTAAGCTCTTGTATCTCTCTTTTGAACTGTTCTTCATTACTGTTAGTGTCTGACAGGTGCAGCAAATGAATCACCTGGACCTTCGATAAATCATTAGCTTTTAGAAATTCCTTGACGTTTTCTAAGCTGAAATGTGACTTTATTAAACGACCCTTCATGCCTTTATGGACTCGTCCGGATGCAATGTTTTCGTTTAGTATTTCCATGCTGTAATTACACTCTATAAGAAGGTGCGTTAGACCTTTAAACTTGTATCTGATGTAATAGGTATCGGTGGCAAAGAGAAGCTTCTCACCGCTCTTGTTTTGAAGCAGGAATCCATATGGTTCACTGACATCGTGCTGTACGTCGAATGGGAGTATGTCCCAAGTTCCAATAGATAATTTCTGCTTAGCTTGTACCTTTTTGATTCTGTGATGTTCAATCCCGGTTGCTTCTGCGGTGCCAGCTGACATATAGCAATTAATACCTGATCTTGTAACATCTTTTAAGCCAGCGCTGTGGTCTTTATGTTCATGCGTGACTAAACACCCTGCTAGATTGCTAGTATTGAAATTTAGTGCCTTCCTGATTTCCTTCAACGATATTCCGCACTCCAGGAGCAAGGTAGTGCTACCATCTGTCACCAGATAGCAGTTTCCCTTGGATCCGGAGGCAAGTGTTGTGATTTCGATCATTAGAATGACGGCCCCTCATTAGTGGCAAATAAGCTTTCTTGCTGTTCCTCGCCGCTATCTGCAGGGGGTTCTTCCTGCACTTCTGTGTATTGCGCGTCAATAGGCTCATTTGGGTTAGGATCCTCAAAATCAAGTGTTTCTTTGTTTGCGTTTTGTTCAATCTGTTGTTGCGCTTGTTCTTCTGGAGTAATGTCTTTCCGCTCATTGTCATATTCATTTTCAGTTGAATTATTAATCGCTTCAACAAGCAAGTCGCTGTCATCAGAAGTATTGATAAACGCTTTGGCCGCTCGATTAATCACTGTTCTTTTTGCCATTTCCTGCGGAAACTTCTTATGCACTGCTTGTCCTGTTTTTGATTGCCCCCAGGAGGCATCAATCTCCTTTCGAGTCATCACCGTTAATAACTCTTCATCTTCGTTTGTTTTGACTACAGCATAAGCTCCTAAGATATTGTTATCCCTATTCAAAAAGTGGGTTTCATGTTTGGTTAGTTTTTCCTTACCACCATCAATTTCATAGTCGAATACATCACCATCAAAAATAACGTTCGCCCAAATGTCCTTGACGTTGGTCAGTCGCTTGAGAACTGCCTGTGTACCGAAATAGGAGCGATTTAATTGCAACTGATTACCATAAACGACGAAGTAGCATTGCGTTTTGGCTGGACTTAAACCCTGGGTAACCATATCTAGCAATGAGTTTGCAATAGAATCTTTAGAACAAACATTTAATGCAGGTGATCCCTTTTTATCCTTTACTTCCTGTAGTTTAAAAAAGGCACTCTTTAGCGCGTTACTTGCGTTATAGTTGGCAGGTAGAACTAAGCCATCATCCTTTAACTCTGTTAGTTTTCCGTTAACAACATCAGTTATATCCTTCTGCAAAACTGCTACTTGATTTTGATTACTCATTTTGACTCCCCCTGTTTAATAAGTCTGTCTTCCCCGAAGAAAAGAACATCTTCTTTATATCCATCGACATCAACAGCGTATTTCATTTCCGGTTCTCTAAAATCATTAACATTCACGATTGTCCCTCCCGCAATTTTCATGCCTGCGGAATCAGTGATCCATACACTATCTCGTGCTTTTAAACTCATTTACGCCACCTCTTCTGCTGCTTTACTTTCAATCCGCAGCTGTTTGTCCGCTTCTGAAACAACTAGGCTGATTACCTGGCTGTCTATATCAATCAACTGTGTAACGGACTCTGCGTTGTCAACAAAGATTGGAGCTTGTACACCGTAGTGTTGTGATAGTGTATTAATAATGTCTAAGCCGACATTGATACGGGCCGCATTATTTAAGCCGCTTGAGTACGGAACACCTTCGTAAGTTGTTTCGCATATCTCTTCCAGGCCACCGTTAATATTCGTTTTAAACAGATTGAATCGTGCATATTTAAACTTGCTGTTGATCTTTTCTTCTAGGAGATTAACCTTCGTCCGGATAAATTCTTCTGCCAAGTGCAGTTCGTGCTCCATCTTTTCAAATTCAGCAGCAAGCTCTTCTTCCTGTTCTTCCAATTCTGCAATCCGCTTATGAGATTGTTCAGTCTGAGTCAACTTACTTTGATCAATCTGTAGAGCGCTTTGCTTCTCTTTCAGGGATAGGATTTCCGCCTGTACTTGCTGTACCGATTCTTCGACTGAATTTTGTAGTGATTCAATTTGTTGTTCTAATGCTTGTCTATCTTGCATAAGCTTGTTGTAAGAATCATTTTCAGTGATTGGCTTTACATTTGATTCGGCATCTTGTATTTTTTCTTTCAATCGCTTAATCTCATTTGCTTTTTCCTTGCCTTGTTCAGTTGTTTTGTCAATCTTTGCCTGCGTTCTTTCCACGTCTTCATTCAATGACGTGTTTTGTTCTTTCAGATGTTTCCCTTGCTCGTTTATTTCTTCAAGTTTTTTCGCTTTGTTTAAATTGAATTTATTTTCTACCTCCAATACCTGATCTTGTGGTAGATCCTGTTCACATGTAGGACAGACACATTCAGACTCGTGATTGAATTCCTTTTTATTTTCTTCTATATATTCGTTGCGGAGCTTATTCATGAGCTCTTCGTTATCTTTAATACGTTTGCTATTTTGATCATTTGATGCCTTTAAATACTCCAATTCGCTACGTTGGATATTTATGTTAGATTGTTCTTCTTGCAGCCTGGCTTTCAAACTAAACAGAATCTGTTGTCCTTCCTGTTCGTGCTCGTTCTTTACATTAGAGAGCTTTAAATCAATATCACTTATTTCTGATTTGATCTTGTTTACTTCGCTACCGCTTCTAATGCTGTTGATCTGCTCCTGCTTTGCATCAATGTCTGACCCCGCTTTCTGCAGATCAGCATTAATTGATTCTTTATTCAGTCCTGAAACATCTGGTAGACCGCGATTAATTTCATCAATTCTGATCGGGATCCGGTCTAGTTCTTCGTTAATCTCTTTACGCTTGGCTGCAATCACCTTTTTGTGATCATCAACAGAACGTCCATTCAATACTTCAGCAAGCTTTTCCAGGTCCTTATTTACTTCAATTACTTCTTGATCTGTTACATCTCCGGCAATCTCTAGCAAAAGATCACGTCGCTTTTTCCAGTGCAGTTGTTCATTGAAATAACTTGGGCTGGTTAAGAGTTTGAAAATGTTTTCATCTACAATAGAAGCTACTCTCTCGGTAAATTCTTTTTTCTTTGCCGGAACACCATTAATTGAATAATCTGTTGTGTGACCGGTAAATTCCTTTGAAACAGAACCACGTTTCTTGGTCCACTTCTCGGAAAATGACTTTTCAAGGCTAGCTGTACGCCATCGATCAACAACGTTGCCTCTACTTCGTGATTCAAATTATGAACCGTTTTACCGCCAACTAAAGTTTTGATAGAGAAGTCCTTTTGGTTCTGACTATCTTTGTCAAACATCAGCCACACAAATGCATCGAACAGCGTTGTCTTTCCTGTAGCGTTATCACCGTATACCTGAACATCGCCCGCAGCATTTAACTCGAAATGTTTAATCCCTTTAAAGTTGGTCAATACTAGATTTTGTAATTTAAGCTGTTTCATAATTTGATTCCTCCAATTTTATTTTTTGAGATACCTTTTCTGCCTCTTCAAGCCATTTGTCAACATTGGTCATAAGATCCTTGCGAAAATGATCATGCATCAATTGCAAGTCATTCATTGTTCCGGTTGCAGATATGAATGTTGCAGCAACCCCAAATGATTCATATTCGCTTTTTCCTTCATTACGGCAATCCTGATACTTTTTAACATACTTATTCACTTTGTTGCCTCCCTTGCCCTCACAACACATTCGTTGTATAATAGAGGGACAAATTTAATTTAATCAGTGTTTATCAAAACGTCCTCCACCAAAGGGCGTTTTTTATTTTGCAATTTCATAACTTGCACCTAATAACTCCAATACTTCAATCGCTTCTGATCCCATTGTTTCTACCAGGAAAAACTCATCATCAAAGACCAAAATCTCATCACCCGGTAAAATCTCGTTTCCTAGTGGGTCGTTACCTACCACTTGACGTAATGGACTGTATGGATAACTTGTTCTTAACGTCCGACTGACCGCAGGATGTTCTAAACCCATGTTTACACCTCCACCCATTCGATAATTTCATTTAAATTTGCGTAAATCAGTTCATCTGCATGACGATTGTTTTCTGCATCAAGTCCCGAAATGTGGTTGGCTTTCTGGAAAATAACTTTAGCTTCAGCCTCGTCAGCGATAACAACATGCGAGATGTTTCCATCTTTAAGCCAAGCCACCGACAACGCTAAATATTCATTGCCCCAAAGTTTAATTTTAGCTCTCATTAAAATCCCTCCTAAGCGTTAGTTAATGCAAAGTACAAAAACACTAATATTGCGATCCCTGATACACCATAGAATCCATTTACAAAGCGCTCACTCATAAAATTGACCTCAATCTGTTATGCAGACCTTCTTGATTCTGACGTGCTTGAATCTGACTTAAAATGTATCTTGCTTGATCATCTACTCGTTTATCTTCTTTCATGCGTTGTAACTCTTTTAATGATCGTGCTATGTTTTTGTGAAATGCTGCCGCTCTTTCGAAATCAGCGTTTAAAAAATGTTTAATGGATTGATTTAAACAGTATCCGTAGCAATCAAGTTCCTTCCCTGCACTCACAAGATCTTTTGGTAAAAATAAATTTTCTAGTTTCATATAATCCCTCCTAAGAATATAAAGTTGATTGTGGCGCTTATAGTTTCCGATATACTTTGAACAATGCTTATTGCATCTACACTACAAAGTGTTACTACCGCTAGTTCTTGTGCTTGTATTTGAGTGGCATGAACCCACTGAATTAACGTTTCTGCTTCAAGCGATTCTTTGTTGTTTTCTATTTTTGAAATAGATGATCGAGACTTATATATCCTCTCCGCTAATTCCTCTTGGCTAATACCAGCCTCTTTTCTTCTTAATTTTAGAGCCGTTCCAAAATCCAATTTTCTCACCCCCTAATGTTCGTTAAACGAACATGTTCAACTGTCGAACAGACACAGGGCGTTGGTCGTCATATACTATAAGTACCAACTCCCTCGTTGGTTGTTTTGCTAGATTGCTTGATTAGATGACTTGTGTACTTTCAGATTCTTGTTGTCGGATCCAATCGTTGATGGCTTGCTTCGAAAACATGATCCGACGACGTAATCTGAAATGCGGTATTTCTTTCTGTCTAACCATTGTGTAGATGGTGTCTTGGTGGACTCCTAGATAGTCTGCCGCTTGCTTAACTGTGAAGCGTTCCAATTATTTCACCGCCCTTAATGGTTTTGTGTAGCAACCGTTACAGTAGTAGCTTGTTCCGCCGAAATCAGCACCAGAATGAATAATGTCCGCAATTTCTTCCGGTTCAAGCTGATATTCATTGCCACAAGTTGGGCAAAATGTGACGATTTCATCATCGTATAATTCAACAGTTTTATACTTTCCATCTTCAAGAGGAAGTTTGTGGTAAAGCATTTAGACCACCTCTTTCATTGTTTGCTGCCGATTTAAGTTATCAATTTCTATCTTTAAACTTGTTGAAGGTTGCCACATACCTACAAAGCGCAGTCCTTCTTCAAATTGAACCTTAGGTAATTCTGAAAATCTCGGAATCATGAAGTGGTTCTTAAAGTCTCGCCACATTGCTGAAAATGCTTTTCGGGAAATCTCTTTGTAAGCTGGCGATTCTTTTCCACTAAGAGATTCGAGAACGACGTGATTACCTTTGTTTTGAAGCTTTCTTTCTTGGACACCATCAATTCGCATGTTGTTTTCTAACTCAGAGATACGTTCATTGTGCTCTTCTAACGTTTCGTTTGCTTCGAGCGTCAATTTCATAGAAGCTTTTAACTGCTCTTTTTCTGATAGAACTTTTGGTTTTGATAGCTGATCTCTCATTTCATTAAAGCGATTCATATATTTAATTTTTATTAACATTGCATTTTCAGTTGTGTAAGACATCGTCACTAACATAAAAGCGTCAAAGTTAAGTAAATACATTGGATAATTTTGATTGTTCTGTTCGTGCGTATATCGGGTCTCCTCAAATTTGAGGGAGCTAATATCAATACCTAGATCCTTAACTTCTTTTCTATTAGCTAGTTCATCTAAGGATAGAAATGTTTTTCTGACATCCCTTAAAACTAAATCGTGCCTTTTGTTAAAAATCTCAGCTATAGTCAGTGTGTCTGTTAATACATCATCATCTTGAATAAAAACTAATTGATTCATTGTTTTTCCTCCTTGAAAGGTTTTAAAGTAGTTCTTTGAGTTTTGCGTGTAACTCCAAGCATTGAATTAATTGATCGTGTAGGAGTACGATGGTTTCCCAGCCATCTGCTCCGCATGAAATGCTTTCTTGTAGTGCTTCAATCTCATTTTCCAATTGTTTAATAGTATCCATTTGATTACCTCCTATTAATCTATCGCTTTTGATTTCACACCCGATATCAGCACCTAACGTCGTGGCATATGCCCTATATGGGTGTCGCTCCCTCCCGAAACTGGGATATCGTGGCGTACTCTGCTCGTTTAGATGTTGATATCGGATGTGAAGACGATGATTAGATTGCTTGTTGTTTATTGAGTTCACTTCTAGTTAACTCGTTGTCCAAAAAAATATAGTCAGGACTCGACTTGAACACACTCGCTATTTTTACAGCTAACTCATAAGTTAATCGGCGCTTACCGTTTTCGATCATCCAATAATACTCTTTGGATATATTTACTTGGTCAGCTACTTCTTGACACGTTAACCCTTCTTTGGTGCGCATTTCTTTTAATTTATCAAGCGCCATTTTGTATCACCCCTTTCGGTTAACTTGAGGTTAATTTCATTATAGTTCACATACAGTTAACTTGTCAAGCATATATATAACAAAAGTTCCTATTTAGTTAATATCGTTTAATTTAACTATTAGTTAACTTATAATGAAAGGAGTTGTAGTTATGTTATTGAAGGAGTTAAAACCTATGGATGGTAAACGTTTAAGAAGATTAAGGAACGATAAAAAGTTAACTCAAACAGAACTAGGAAATATCATCAATGTTACCAAGGTGTCTATATCCGGCTATGAAAGTGGCGACCGTACGCCTGACACAGATAATTTAAGAAGACTAGCTGATTTTTTTGGCGTTACGTCTGATTATCTTTTAGGTAGAACAGATTCACCAGACTTAACAGCCAAAGACGAAAAAGACATCGCTAAGCAAATGGAAAAGATAAAGGATGACTTAATTAATGGAGACGGCCTTAATTTCTCTGGCGAACCAATGAGTCAAGAAGCCAAGGAATCCCTCATAGATGCGATGGAATATGCTGTCCGACAAACTAAGCGAATCAATAAAAAATATATCCCTAAAAAGTATAGAGAGGAAAATGAGTAAAGGATTCGAGGTGGGTTAGTTGACGCGAATAAAAGAACTTGTAGAACATATAACGAAAAAACATAACACCAATGATCCTTTTGATTTGGCGACCAAGAAAAATATTCACGTCATCCTGTGGAATCTCCATCAAGAGATTAAAGGATTCTATAAATATGACAAAAGAAATAAGTATATATTTATCAATAATAACTTAGATTACAATTTCCAGAGATTTGTTTGCGCTCATGAATTAGGTCATTCGGAATTGCATCCTAGATTCAACACTCCGTTCATGAGAAGTAAAACACTGTTTTCGGTAAGCCGTATTGAAATAGAAGCAAATACATTTGCTGTCGAGTTGTTAATGCCTGATAATGAACTTTATAAAATGAATGACACCAATCTAACTATTAATGAAGCTGCCAACATTTATGGTATACCAAAAGAAGTTAGTCATTTGAAAAAACTTTAATACAACGATCTCAACGGCCGTTTTAATTATACATAGCATCTAGTGCTATTTAACTATTGAGGGGGATGTTATAGTGTTTAGCAGAAAAGGTTGGGATCCAAATACAAAAGAACTTCGGGGCAATAAGAACCTTAATAAAGGTGCAGATGGAAAGAAGAGCAAAGATAGAAAGAAACCATTTTACAAACGTTCATGGTTTATTGTTATTATTGCACTCGTTGTTATTGGGGGAATCGCAAGTGCGCTTGAAGATGAAGAAGAGCCTGAAAGTACGGAAACTTCAGCACCTGCAGATTTAGATAAAGAACCTGATGAAGATAAGAAGAAAGAACAAGTGAAGGGTGACGGTGAAAAGAAGAAAAATAAATCAATAGATCAAAATCTAAAAGAAGACAACGATGATGTCATTGATGCTGATCTATATGATGAAGGTATGCTAATTGTTAAACTTGATGGTGATGCGTCGTTTAGCGAGAATAGCTTAGTTACCAACCGAGCTTATGAAATATTAGAGATTATGAAAGAAGCATTTGCTGACAAAGAGGTGCAGACAGTAGATGCAGTGGTGAAAGTTACTTTGACAGACAACAAAGGAAATGAATCAAAAGGCGATGCGCTCAATATTGTATACAGCAGGGAAAGCTTTGAAGAGTTAAATTATGATAATTTTAGAGAATTAGCAAAAGTTGAGGGTTGGCGGGTATATAACGAATCAGATGAATATTTAATCCATCCTGGTATTTATAATAATTTGAAGGATAAAATTAAAGAGAATATCACTAACGGGAGTTCTAAATTTCAATAA